AACAGGACCAATACCTTGGTCTGGCCTGAAATAGACTCGGCTAATCTTTATCATAAACATATTTATTAAAAAGGAGTATTCTATGGAAACTAAATCATTCGTAAAGATATTACGTAAAGTTATTCGAGAAGAAGTTAAAGCTGCAGTTAAAGAAGCACTTAACGAGCAAAAATCTAATCATAAACAAGTTATTAATCATGGCATGGATTTACATAAGATGGTAGAACGTCAAGCCAATCCTTATAATATTAAAGCTAAAAAGAAAAAGACTTATACTAAAAATANCATGTTAAATGAATTATTAAATGAAACAGCTACAACAGCAGATTTTGGTGCAATGGAGCCATATCCAGCAATGTCATTTGACTCAAGCGACGCAGAAACATTCAGTACACAAAAGAGGCCTCAACAATCATTAGCAACTCATGATGTGAATGGCGCGCCAGTTAATATGGCAAATGAAAATGTTGCAAAAACAGTAGACATAATGACAAAGGATTATTCCGCATTAATGAAAGCAATTGATAAAAAGAAAGGCATTAAATAATGGCCAGAGCGATATACCAATATCAACCTATTAATGAAACTCCAGATGTGGCAGTAGGCATTTTACTGCCAATGGATAAGTCATCAGCTGCATATAGCACTGAGTTAATAGCCATTTCAGGTTCGGCTTTAGCNCCGGGGNATCATTATGATTCCGGAAAAAAAGGAGGCTCATCTGTATTTGCACAATCATATTCTACAGAAGAACAGGCAATATCAAACTTAAAAAATTTATTGTTAACTTTCAAAGGCGAACGATTTATGCAACCAGATTTTGGAACACATATTAGAGAATCGGTATTCAAACAAAATACACGTGAGATGGCCGATTATTTAAAAGAGACATTAACAGCAGATATCGCACGTTGGTTACCATATATTGTAGTTAATGATATTATAATCATACGACATATTGATGCACATACTATCGATATTCAAGTAAAGTTCCGGGTCGGATTGACTGGAGCAAATCTTACAATTAATATAATGGCAACAGAAAATGAAATCATAATCACTAGTATAACACCTGATACATCACCTTCAACGTTAATTCAAGTAGATTCATTTGGAATAGGATAATAAAATGGCAGATTTAGTTAAAAAAGACATACGATATTTAGGAAAAGATTTTGCACAATTTAGACAAAATCTAATAACATTTACAAAACAATATTTTCCAAATACATACCAAGATTTCAACGAATCGTCGCCTGGTATGATGTTTATGGAAATGGCATCATATGTAGGAGATGTGCTATCGTATTATACAGACCAAGCGTTTAGAGAATCACTACTATCAGGAGCTCAAGAAGAAGGTAATGTACTAATGTTGTCTCAATTGTTTGGTTATCGTCCAAGATTAAGTTCACCGGCACATTGTAAGTTGGATGTATATCAACTAGTGCCAGCAATAGGCTCCGGAACAGCTGCACGTCCAGATTATAGACATGCATTATCTATACAAAACGGCATGGAAGTTTTGACAGAAGATGATATATTATTTAGAACAACTGAAAATATAGATTTTAATGACAACCCGGAAACTTCTGTTTATGAAACTGATGGAAGCGGCAATGTTACATATTATCTACTTAGAAAACAAACAAATGTTGTTTCCGGAGAGATCATGACACGTGATTTTACATTCACTGAACCCAAACAGTATGATAAAATATTACTACCAGAAACTAATGTGTTAGAGATAATATCTGTAACAAGTGATACAGAACAATCATGGCACGAAGTTAATTATTTAGCTCAAGATACTGTATTTGAAGATATCGCTAATATTTCTTATAATGACCCAGAATTGTCACAGCATAGAAGTTCTGTACCATATATCTTAAAATTAAGAAGAACTCCAAGACGGTATGTAGCAAGAGTTAGATCTAATTTAACAACAGAACTACAATTCGGCTCAGGCATAAGTTCTGACGCGGATGAAGAAATTATACCAAATCCAACAAATGTTGGCGCAGGCCTAGAATATTTACGAAGAACCACTACATCTAATGTCGACCCATCTAACTTTTTAGCTACAAGTACTTACGGCTTAGCGCCAAATAATGAAACATTAACTGTTAAATATACTATGGGCGGCGGCATAAAGGACAATGTAGGAGTTAATACAATTGTCAATATACAATCTGTAACATATATAAATGACAATTCGACAGTTGATTTATCTACAGCAAAAAATTCAGTAGCAATTAATAATCCAGAACCAGCAAGAGGCGGCNCAGAAAAACAGGATGTAGAAAGTATACGTCAAAATGCAATAGCATCATTTGCTGCACAGAATAGAATAATAACAAGAGAAGATTATACTGCAAGAGTGTATGCATTACCAGCAAAATATGGAAGTGTATCAAAAGCATATGTCATTGGAGATACTCAACAAAATACTCAGGATATAGATTATCCTAGAGACACCATTGCAAACCCTTTGGCATTAAATTTATATTTATTAGGATATGATTCTGATCAGAATCTTGTATCACCAAACAATGCACTAAAAGAAAATATACGTACATATCTATCACAATTCAGAATGTTAACCGATGCAATTAGTATTAAATCTGCACACGTCGTCAACATTCTAGTAGATTTTGAAATAATTCCAAAAGCAAAATATAATAATGATGAAGTACTTACACGATGTATTGATAGATTAAAAATATTGTTACATACCGATAAAATGCAAATAAACGGAAGTATTAATATGTCAGAACTTACATCCGAACTAGATAGAATTGAAGGTGTACAAAGCGTTCCAACAATAGAAATTCAAAATACAACTAAATCTGGATATTCGAATATCGTGTATAATATCCAAGCAGCAACTAGGAACAATATTATTTATCCGTCATTAGACCCTTGTATATTTGAAATTAAAAATCCTAATTTAGATATTAAAGGAAGAATTGTCAAACCTTAAAGGATAAATTATGTATAGAATATTTTACGCAGAAAAAGATACAACATTATATGAAAAATACCCAAAACAAAATACAGGTATTGATCAAATACTAGAACTTACAAAAATAGCTTCAGGGTCTAAACTAAATGGTATTATTCAAACCAATCAATATAATACTAGATTTTTAATAGACTTTGGAAGTCAAATAACAACATTATCATCATCAATTGCTTCTGGCGATATACCTAAAGTTACAAATCATGCAAAATCTGCATCTGTATACCTTAGCTTAAAAGCAGCGGATGCATCCGATTTATTACAAGAATATACTATTAAAGCATTCCCAGTATCTGAATCATGGACAAATGGAAATGGAAATTTTGCTGATGAGCCAATACAAAAATATGGAGCATCTTGGTATTATAAAACAAGTGATGATGCAGCAGATGGATGGACGACAGGATCAGTACCAAGTTCAGGTACTGTACAAGGAACAACCGAAACACTCGGAGGAGGCTCATGGATCACAGGTTCTTCATATGAAGCATCCCAGTCATTTAAAAACGAAGTTCCAGATATAAGGATGAATGTTACAGATATTGTAGCCAATTGGTTATCCGGTAGTATATCTAATTATGGATTTATTGTCAAAAGACCTTATAGTGATGAAATATCAGGACAAGTATTAGGTAATTTAAAATTCTTCGGAAGAGAGTCACATACAATATTTGTTCCTAGATTAGAAGTTGCATGGGATAATACTTCAAATGTCGGCTCAAGTTCTGTTTCAGAAATAAATTCCGAAACATATATTCCTTACTTTAAAAATATTAAATCAGAATATCGTACATCAGAGATCACTAAATTTAGAATAGGTGTAAGGCCAGAATTTCCATCTAGGACATTTCGAACTTCATCTTTTTACTTAACAGCAGAAAGACTCCCAACATCCAGTTATTATAGCATAATAGATTCAGTTACTGACGAAACAATAATACCATTTGATACGACAGCATCAAAAGTAGATTGTGATAGTAATGGAAGTTTCATGAAATTAAGAATGGATTCGTTCATGCCAGAACGATACTATAAAATAATGTTGAAGATAACTAGAGCAACTAGCTCATATGATGATACACAAACATTTGATGATTTTTATTTTAAAGTGGTGAAATAATATGCCAGACGATTTTGTATTAGATAGCTTTGTAAGCAATATTGACGAAATTAAAGAAGATGCTCCAGACCAAAGTTTCGAGACAGCAACTTGGACAGCATGGTCACATCCAGTCGAACGCGACCCAAAGACAAATCATTTAAAAATTTCCATGGACCCCGATTGGGGAGCCAATAGAGCACAAAAAGTTGAATACGGACTTTATTCATTAGAACCTTCGGCATCAGCCGAATCTATAAAAAGTTTAATTGATCAGACCTGGTCACATTTCACAACAATTCACCCTGCATATAATCAACCGCCACCGGCAGA